CCCGTTGACGAGTTCCGGCCACTTGTTGATAACCTCAGTTACCCTGACATTTTAAGAATGTTCAAACTGATAAAATAATTTTGTTTGTTTTTGTATTTTTATGTTTATAATAATAATATAATAATAATAATAATATAGGGCATATACATAGATAAACCACAATAAATAAGATTAAATATTAATAATAAGAAGAATAATATGTAATAAGTTATGATTTTTATAATTTTTATTTTTAAATTTTTATTTTGCTTTTATGTTTTATATATGGACATGTATGAATAGTTAAAATACTAAACACACACTCCAACGGAAGGGGGCTTAAGCTCCAAGTGCACCCACAATTCCAACCCCAATATCAATAACTTGTTTATGATCCTGGTAGAATTGCTTCGCTCGGTTCCATTTGTCCTTAAGCCAACTAACAAACCGCGCTTCGGGTAAGGCCACGGGTGCTTTCGATGCCAAAGCATAGATAGCAGTCATGGCCGTTGCATTCGCAGCAGCAGCTTTGGTAATTGGAATCAAAGCATTGGTTCCGATTGAGATGCCTTCAATGCGTAATATAACCTCCACCTTCATCACAGCAGTGGACGCTGGAGCTCCATCAATGTAAATAACTATGTCGTCCCAACCTGTATGAGCCCCAACATCAGTAGAAACTGCTGCGGGATACGCGATTGGAACGTAGCATTCGCTATTACGTGAAACCCTACGGAAAACTGACAAAAGTGGGTTTTCTATAAGATTAGCTAACGAAATGCTAGAGTAATTCGGTTGTTGCCCAAACTGTCCAGTTGAGGTGGGATATTTGTCCACGCCGGTAACATCAGTATCAATGCACCATGGAACCTGTGCTATATGCACAGTACCAGTGGTGTTCATAGCTGACGATAAGCAAGTTAATCTTACTCCGCCGCAAACAACACGATAACCAGAAAAGTTAGCAGCCAACGTAGCCAAATTAGCCACGGCAATATTCGTGCTAGGAGCCCAAGTGATGGCACCACCGGCTGCGACAGCCGCTGGAGCTTTATATACACGTTGAACGTTGGGTGATAATGCGAAAACAGCATGATTATTTGCATCTGTAGTTATAGTGAACAACGCCCTCACAGTGACAGTACTGGACGCTTGCGCATTATCATCGGGCAGCTTAATACCCTCGCACTCAGGTGCGAAAGGATAACTGCAAGAACGTAAGCATTCCATAAAGTCATGACTCATGGTCTTAAGTTCTTCATTATGTTGGGATAGGGTAGATGCGGATGTCATCCCCACCATACCTTGGGATTTTGGTCTCATCCCATTGCCATTTTGATTGCCTGTTAATTTCTTATTGCTTGATTTATTCATGCGAGATAATTGTTGTGAAACAACCCAATTAATCATAATATGAACAAATATAGACGATAATAAACCATAAGTGAATCTCAAATAGTACAAGCCGAACAAAAAGATTATTCTATACATCTTCCAAAATAGACCAAGGTGTTTATATACAATGAGCGTCTCATAGATAATGTGTTCTACGACCCCCAAAACACCGAAGATGTAATCACTGATCTCTTCAATAATGACTTTAATTATCATATCCATGAAACCGTAATCTAAGTCCACTGTGACATCTGCCAGAACCGGAAGGAACATCCAAAGAAAGTTAACATGGTATAAATACGTCCAATATGAACTTAACTTAGGTTTGGCAACCTGCCGCCCGCCAACAAATCTCCACCCGTCAAAACGGGCTTCGGTATCACAGTCTACTTCGAATATCCGATTTAACACGGGATGATCAATTATCACCACATTTTGTGTCCAATCGACATTTAACACTATATGCACTAGTTCTTCAAGGTCCCAAGATGAGATGTTATAACGTTCTTTAAACCAGTCAATGGTACTACGATCATAATGCAAAATAAAATTGCGATCATAATGAGCCCACTGGTTGGAATTTCGAAAATCTGGCTTCAACTTTAACCCATTTCGCCCCAACTGTGACTCTACTGACAACAGTAGGTCTCCCATGATTGGAGTTTGACAGGCTATCGATTTCATACTAATCGCAGTTCCTAATAAAGTTTGCTTGGTTCTACGAAAAGGTACTTTACCCAAATTTAAACCAAATTTTGCCATAACACGCCCAGCTTTCACACCCCAGATTGGACCAGAATCTAAAGGCATGATGCACCCTGAACAATACTCTAATGTATATAATGTTCGTTCAAAAACCTTCGCCTTGAATCCTAATTTCTTATATTTGTCAATAACCTGCACAGCAGTTAAAGCTTCGTCTGTGCCAAGAAAGTTGTCATCCCCTCTGGCTATCATTAAGGTGTTTTCACCAAAAAGATATCTGACTAACATTATATTTATTAACGAATTAAAGCAACTAGTCCACAAATCACCCGATCTACGAGCGTGATGATATGAGTAGAAAACTCCTTTAACCGTGCCATCGGTTAAACTCCAATCTCTTGAAATTTCACCAACGATTTGTAATCCAACAGGAAAACATTTCCGTAAAAGAAAGAGTTCAAAATCAATGATCATTTTGGAAATGCTACCATCCCAATTTGAAGCATCGATTTCAAAAAGTTTACTCCGAAGAGAACATTCCCGTGCCTTTCGACCAATTTCGATAGGAGTACATTTCTTGTCATAAGTTTGATTTGCTTCCAAATCAAACACATGTGCAATTTCTGTACTTATAGCGTCGAAATAGGGACCCCAAAGACCAACAATGAAGTCATTCCGACCAACTATAGCCCGAGTTTTGTAATCTTCTGGGTACTTGCCCATGTATGGTTCATCCTTCGGAAAAGGTTTAGTAGTCCAATTTTCTCTTGTCAACAAATCTCCCCAGATACTTTTCATAAAGTTTTTACGTGCCGCACTGTAAGGTTTACCTTTATAGTATTCCTCCAGGCTAGGTAGTTCAGGAGTGTTCTCAAGTCCAAAAAGAGCTAAACATTCAGCCTTCATGAACTTGATAAACTTTCTGAGTTCTTCCTGCTCAGAACTTCGCTCAAACATGATGCGAGTTCTGAACGCATGTTCCAAAGAGTGGTGACATGATATATTGGGTACAACCAATGGTGCTTTCGGTATCACTAGACCATAAGAGGTTACGCTTGTTACTTCACATGTTTCCTCTTCCGGATTCTCGTTAAATATTTTACAATCATCATGCAAAGGATCTTGTCGGACCTTTTCCAATAATATCTTTGGACATGTTCGCGACAAAGACGCTTTATCAGCATAACTCACAGAAGCTTTATTCCAAAACTTGCGTGTGAAGTGGCCATTGAATGACAATATTTTACCGCAAATAACTTTGCAACAATAAAAGAAAGCACCCAATAGTATAGTAAACCATACATTTGAACCACTGATTAGAAAATACCCTACGGTAAATCCTAGAAAAGAATACCCAGTAAAATGATATACAACGTTAAACATTGCTAAAAATATTGCTGAAATATACAATACAATATGCCAACAGTTAACGGTACCATCTAACCAAATCAAGTAAAGAAAACAACCGTAAAAACACCAAGCTAATAAACATGCGAATAATTCCATGTACCAGAGTTTAGGTGTTACAATATCTGACAGATACTGCTCGGCAAGTTTTGCTCTATCGAATTCACCAGAAAGTGAACCATAAATTGACCTCTGAATTTCGGGACGGTTTATCCAACTTTTAACGTAAAGTGTGTCACAGTATTTTGACCCAATATTATTAGATCTCATAAAGTGAACCACCTTAGCGATAAAGTTGTCATCGGTAGTATCTACATCTGGGCGACCAAACAACAAATGTTTGGTGGCATCCAAAGCTACGTCCTTAACGAAGTCAGGGAATAACACAGCAGGTTCCAAAGCTCGCCCAGCAACAATTGATTTGACAAAAGGGCCAAAATTCAAAGTGTTGTTAGTCAAGACTAAGGGTAATACCAAGTTATTTCCCTTGTACACAACGTTGAAGTATTCGAAACCATTTAGACTATAGACATACTCTATAGGAGCTACATGGACGAAAGAATAACCCAATCCTACATCTTCCATTGTTGTGTGTTCTCCAAAACCCTCTGTGAGAAAAGCATTGTGCTTCGCCAATGGGGGTTCGGGATAATAATCTTCCTTGCTCTCCAGCTCACGATCTATACAAGCATCGTGAGAGCCCTCTAACCGGGCAAGTCCATCGGTTAAAGAGTCCTGTAAGTCAGCAAGTTTCTTCTTGTTGACTTTCCTAATTTTGAGATCCTTTTTGGTGGAAGAATCTCCGCCATTACTATTTGACCTATTAATTTTCGTGTTCAATGAATTCATAGTTCATAATAAAGTTGTAATGTTCGCCATGCGTTTTAGCCCGCCTCTCTCATTTTTCTTTAGATTGTTGTTCCCATTACCAGTGGGCATGTTATACCTATACGACCAGCCATTGACACATCTATGAGGCTTTTCGTTCCCCATAGTCTGGCATGTATCTTATCTGTTGTTCCACGGGGACCGAACTTCCCAAACGGCGTTAGTGAACGTTCTTACGTTGTTCACACGTGGCAGAGCGATAACAAGTCGGTTCCACTTGTCTGTACCTCGCGGGTACGCCTCTCGCATAGTATACAACACTTTTAACTTCAACCCAAGAAAATGAGTGTTTAAAGAATTGCGCTAGCACCAAATCAGGGGTTTACGATAAACCCGTGATTTCGCTGCTTACCTCAATCTAGTGTTATACGGGTGCGGCACACACCTTTAAAACAAGAGAAAGAGTCTTTATAATCCCCGCTATTGTCATTGACCAAATATTGGGGATTAAAGGGAGCAATTGCCCCCAGAATACAGAAGTCTAGAATAACCACCCAAGACCAAAACCATTGGAGCACTGACAATGAAATAAACATTCTATGTTTAATTTCAGACAATGTCAGATACGTTGGCCCCTAAGGAATTACATGGAATACGAGGTAGAAATCGAATAGATTAAAC